TAACAGATTCTAGGCTGTTCGGAATCTTCTCTGTGGTCGTCTTCTTCGATGACAGAGCGGAGAGCGCGGCCGGTGGAGCGGCCATTGCCGCTCTCCCTAGAGCGGGAGCGGGAGCGGGAGCGGGAGCGGGAGCGGGAGCGGGAGCGGGGGTGCCAGACGGGATGGAGACGCGTCCCGGAAGTTCCCGGACGCGTCCGGGAAGTTCATCAGACGCGTCCGCGCCACGTCCGATAGAATGCCGAGCCTTTGCCCGCTCACTAATACCTTGCTCGCGTCGCGCCTGTTCTTTTCTGCGTCTATCCTTCACATAATCTGGCTCGTGGTCTGCGAGATCATGGATGGCGAGTCGCCCGGTGTCTTTTTCATCAAGGAATCGTAATTTAGTGAGCGCGGTCGCGAAAAGGCCGGGTTCACCATCCCACTCCGCCGCGAGCTCGACGTCGATGGCGTCTCCTATCATGGCGTCGCCAGATTCATATGCGACACGCCAAAGGAGCTCCATGTGACCTAGTGCGGTTGGTCTCGAAAGCTTGAGATCATGGCAGAGGCGCCGGAATTTTGGATGTGTAAAGAGGGTCGGTCGTGCCACGGGGAGTGTCCCCCCCTACCGCAATCCGAGTTCTTCGAGCGTTTGAAGATCCGCGTAAGGTTTGCCGCTGGTGGTGGGACGGAAAGACTTCTCGTGTGCCTTCGAGATAAGTTTCGCGATCACCCACGATCGGGATCTCTCGAGCTTCTCCGCGATCTCACCGACCTCTCGCCATTCCTCATCCGGGATCGTCACGTTTCGAGCATCAGTGGCCATGTGCACTTACCTCACGCACATTATACGCTCGTCGTGTGCCTGTCGTCAAGTCATTCATACGTTTTCTGTCCTCCCGTAGCTTGTGCTCCAGCAGTACCTTCGAATAGACGATCGCGAGAGCCATTATCGGGGTCACGATCCGAGCTTTTGGCCGTTCTCGTTTCTGCATCTAGCTCTCCACTATGTGATAGGTCGTGGCGTGACAAACCGTGCCCATCGGCATCTCGTCACATACCGGCCAGGCGATCTCGACCGCCGCGGCCGGCGCGGTTGGTTCGTAGTGGTGACCGTGACGTGTGGTCGCGCGGCGGAGGTAGCGGAAGCTGACCCCGAGAGCGGCCGCGAGGCGCCGGATGACGGCTACCCGCTCGTCGCGGTCGGCACGGTAGATTTCCTCGGCGACCGCCTCGAGGACGGCGGGAGAGAGTTCTTTCAAGACTCGACTCCTTTCGCGCGGAGCTCGGCGTCAGCCCGTCGAATCGCCTCCGCGTCAGCCGGCGAGAGGTCCACGGGGACGATGCCCGCGAGCACGTCGCGGACGGCTCTGACCGCCTGGCACTTCTCGTAGATGGACGGCGCTGCGGGGAGGCGCGAGGGAAGCGCGCGCCGGAAGACTTCGAGGGAGGAGAGGGTCGTCATGGCTCTCTGTGCTCCCCGCAGAGGTCCTCGCCCTCGGTCACCAGCCACCCGGCCGCCACGGCGCGCGATTCAGCCAGCGCGGCGGTCTCGGCTTCGACGACGGCGGGACAGGATGGCTCGTCGCAGGCGATGACGTGAGTTGGGTCCTCGTTGAAGATGTCGGCCTGCAGGAGCCTCATGCGGTGGCCTCGTCGGCGAAGAGTCCTCCCTGGGAGAGCGACCGCGCGAGATTCTTGACGGCCTGCTCGTAGTAGGAGCGCTTGAGCTCCACGCCGATGAACCGGCGCCCCTCTTCGAGCGCCACGAAGCCCTCGGAGCCAATGCCCGCGAACGGCGAGAGCACGATGTCGCCGGGGTTACTCCAGAGGATGATTCCGCGACGGATGACCCCGAGCTGGAGCGGGCAGATGTGGCGCTCGTCGTCGTTCTCGCGAGCCGAGCGGAACTGGAGCGTGTCCGACTGGTCGATGTCCATCCAGACGGGCGACGCCCACTGTTGCCACTGCGCGACCGGGAACCCTTCCGGAGTGTGGCCGACGGGGTCCGGGTTGACGCCCGGCTTCCGGACCGTGATGAGGTAGTCCGGCACGCCCTGGCGCGACATGCACGAGTCCTTCTTGAGCTGCTTCCAGAGCAGCCCGAGAGCCTTCGTCCGCTGCATCGCGGTAACGGGGTCTTTCCAAATGCAGACGCCCGAGTGATAGATGAACCCGGCCGCCTCGAAGGCGCGGAGGAGCATCCCGCGAAAGTCCTTCAGCCCGATCACGCCGTCGCGGGTCTTCGAGGTTGGGAGGTCCATGCAGTGGAAGGACACGAGCCGTCCCGGCTTCATCACGCGGAAGAGCTCGCCGATGATGAAGTCGAAGTGCGCGAGGAACTGCGCGTCGTCGGTCGAGTTCCCGAGGTCGTGGTCGCTGTTGCTGTAGCAGTAGAGCGACGAGAACGGCGGCGAGAAGATGCTGTATCCGATGCTGTCGGACGGGATGCCTTTGAGCACCTCGACGCTGTCGCCGTTGTAGAGCGCGAACTGGTCGCCGATGGTCTGGTCGAGAACGTTCACTGGCTCATCTCCTGTTGAATCCACGGCGGGAGCGTCATCGGGACGCGAGGCGCGTACTTCAGGACGCGGCGCTCGGAACCGAGAACGGACTTCTGGACGAACGCGCGGACGTGCTCCTCGGTCTCTTGCGCCATCTCGTCGGCCTGGCGCCCCTTGCGTTTCAGGTTCGCGACGACGGCGCCCTCAGAGTCCGCGATGACGACGTGACAGTTGACCGGGAACTTCTGGCCGAAGCGCCAGCATCGGCGGATGGCCTGATACCACGCCTCGAAGGAGTGCGTGACGCCGACGAAGAGGACGTTATGGCAATGCTGCCAGTTCAGCCCGAACCCGGCGATAGATGACTTGCTGACAATGACCCGCGCGCGCCCTTCCGAGAACTGCGTGAGAAGCGATTCCTTCGTCTCGACCGACTGTGACCCGGTCACCTCGATCGAGTCTGGAATCGCGGCGTGGAGCGCCTCGGACTCGGCATTGAGGTCGCACCATAGAATCCACGTCTCGATGGACGCGTTGACCATCTCGGCCGCGACACGCACGCGCGCGTCGATGGACGCCTTCCGCTCGGCCCGCTGCTCTTGGAGCGTGTACGCCTCGACGGCGACGAGGAGCCCGGCGTCAGACGGTTCGGACGGGACGACGTGCTCGTGATAGACGAGCGGAGGGAGCTCGAAAGCACCGTCGTCGTATCCGAGATCGGACGGACGACGGACGACGGCGGCCCACGAGCAAACCCAGCGCCAGAAGTCTTCGCGCCCGTGGCGCTTCAGACGCCATTTCTGCGTCTCGCCCCCGTCGTGAGTGAAGAACGTGGCGAGCATTTCCGAGAGCGACATGACGCCGAGAAACTCCGAGTGATTCCCGAGCTCCATCTGGTCGTTCGGCGCCGGGGTTGCGGTACAGGCGAGGCGATAGGGCGTCTTCGCGAACGACTCGACGAGGAGCCCGCGCGTCTTCGAGTCCTGATGCTTCAGGATGGACGACTCGTCGAGCACGATTCCGGCGAGGTCCGACACGTCGAACTTCTCGACCTGCTCGTAGTTCGTGATGGTGATTCCGTCGTGGAGCGTGCCGTTGCGGTCGTGGGTCACTTCGAGCCCGAACGACGCGGCCTCGCGCACCGTCTGCGCTGCCACGGCCAGCGGCGCGAGGATGAGCACGCGGCCCCCGGTGTGGAGCACGACCTGCCGGGCCCATTCGAGCTGCATCCGCGTCTTTCCGAGCCCGGTATCGGCGAAGAGCGCGGCGCGCCCCTGCCGGACCGACCAGCGGACGAGGTCGTGCTGAAACGGGAAGAGCGGCGCGATGACGGGCTGAGGCTCGAAGCCGACCGGGGCGCACGTGCGGGCCTTCGAGGCGAGGAAGTCTTGATACCTCACCGGCACGCCTCCCGCGCAATCGCGAAGACGGCCAGCGCGGCGAAGAGCAGCGCGGCGGAGACGAGGACGGTCAGGATGGCGGAGCGGATGGAGAGGCGTGTCATGCCGCGCCCCACGTGCCGAGCGGCTCGTCGTCCGGGTCAACGGCCGCGACAGGCACCGCGACGGCCTCGACCGGCTCCGGAACGTGCCGCACGTCGAGATCCGACGAGAACCCGACCGCCCCGAGCGCCTCCCGAATCTCCGGGCTCGGCCGCCGGTAGCCCGTCTCGAGATGCGAGAGCCAGGCGACGGAGCAGTTGAGGCGAGCGGCGAGGGAGACTTGAGTTTCTTCGCGGTCGCGGCGCCAGCGGTGGAGTGCGCGAGCCCAGGGAGGACGGCGGACGGGGAGGCGGGTCGCGCTCATGCCGGGAGGACCTTCAGCGTTCCGCCGTCGCAGTTGGCGCGCGAGCACGAACGGTAACGGTGGCCGCCGCCTGCGCTCCACCCGATCCAAATCTGTCCGGTGCCGTCACACTGAGCGCACTTACCCGTCTTCTGTTCGTATCTACGCTCGTAGATTTTGATTTCGGTATCGGTGACCACGACTTGCTCGTGCGGCTTCGGCCACGTCGGCTTCCCCTTGCGCGGGCCTGAGAGGAGCGGTCGAGAGACTCCGCCCGTGATGAGGACCGCGTCCTCACCGATGGCCTGCCAGAGGAACGGAGTCCAGCCGTGCATCTTGGCCTTGCTCTTGGCGATTTCGGCGGCGTGGCGGCCGTTCATGGGGTCACCCGCTTCGATGCCCATGGGCGCGTCGAGCGGAAGCGATTCACACCACACCGGCCCGTTTCTCGCGGTCGCGAAGGACGGCCACGAGCGCAAGCCCCGCGGCCTCAGCCGCGTTCTCGTGCTTCTCGTGATGGCCATCGACCACATAAACCGTCCCGTGACAGGTCGAGGATACCTCGACGAACCCGGCCAGCGGCCCCTCACCGGGCCGATCTCGCAAAAGCTCTTGCGTAATCTCTTGTTCATGGAGAGCCCGGACGTATGACACCCTCTTCGAATTCGTGAATGACACGCCGAACGGGAAGAGACGCCACCGTCCGAGGACCTTGTCGAACGCGTCCTGAATCCAGCATGCGCCGACCACGCTCCACCCATCATGGTCGAGCTGATTCTGTTCGACGAATCCGGTTAGGGCTTGCGATGTCGCGGCAGAACAATAGAACTGCTCGTAATTCACGGGCCCACCGCTTTTATCATGCTGGCGCACGTGCAGTCACCATCCATGTCACAGCTCGGATCGTGAACGAATGGCGTCGATTCGATGAACGCTTCGAAGCTGAGGAAGATTGGAAGCCCGAGCGAGAGCGCGAGATCGATCTCAGCTCGCGTTCCGGACGATTTCTTCCAATCGCCGACCAGGAGAACACCGTCACACCGTCGCAGGAGTTCGAGACACCCATCGAGGAAGATCTTGTCTGGAGCGGCTCCCTGATAAAACCGTCCCATCGTGTGCGGGCAGATCGCGACGTGACCGGAGCGCCACACCTCGAGGGCGACGGCCTCGGCGCGACGGATGTTCTGTTCGATCTCCCACGCGCTCGGGGCGCGGTAAGGACCAGCCACATAAACGCATCGCATGGTCAGTACCCGCTCGATCCGCGACCGTTCGTGCCGCGGTGTGTGTCGTCGAGTTGCTCGACGCGCCGTACCGTCATTCCGACAGCCTCGGCGTTGACCGGGACGACCTGAGCGAGTCGCGTTCCGGCCGGCACGTGGACCTCCTTGTCGGTCAGGTTCCAGACTCCGGCGAAGTAATCGCCACGATACCCGGGATCGATCACCGACGCGACGACGTGGAGCCCGTACTTGCGAATCGTGCTCGAGCGCGGGAAGATGAGGAGGACGTGTTTCGGATCGGTCGACGCGAGGCGTACGCCGCACGGGATATCGACGAATGAGTGCGGTGGCACCGTCGCGGCATCCGAGCAGAACAGGTCGAACCCCGCGTCGTTGTCATAGGCGCGGGTCGGGAGGAGCCGTTCCTCCCCGACGACGAGGAGTTCAGACATTCGGCACCGTCCGTTCCCAGACGCGAACGCGTCCGTGGTTGGTCTTGGCGTGGACGGTGCGACCCGTGATCTTGGCCATCTTGTCATTCCGGATCTTCCGCATGAGACCGCCCGTGCACCTCGGGTCGATACCAGGCGGGTTTCCGATCGCGAGCCGGATGTCCTCTGCGGTGAACTCGTGACGCTGCTCCTGGACCTTCGCGATGAAGTTCCAGACCCAGTCGGGCGCGGCCGTGCGGACGTGGGTAGACGCGGCCTCGATAGCGCGGTCGCGCCCCTTGATAGTGACGGTGACGTGATTCTTTTGCATTATGTGTCTCCTGACGGATAAAGCCCCGATCGCTCGGGGCTGGTTGGATGGTCGAGAGATGTCTTACGGCCACCGGCCGTGTTCGCGGGCGTACCTTCCCATGAACGAGTAGACGCCGAGGTCGAGCCACGAGTCGTCGCCGGGATCGCGCCCCTCGGTCAGTGCCGCCGTGATCCGGGCGCATTTTCCCGTGGCGTAGAACGCGATCGCGGCCTCGACGCGCTGCTTGTCGGAGAGCTTCGGAGTGATACAGGAGCCGATCACGAGGAGGTCGCTAGCTCCGTATGCCAGCGCCTTCGGGATGGCTCGTTCGGCGTCTCCTCGCGCCGTTTTGAGCCACCAGTCGATGATCTTGTCACTGTTGGTGAGACTGGGGCCTGTCGACGGCGGTTCGACGACCACCGGAGCCGGCTCGATGACCCTGCGACGTCCGCTCATACTTCGACCATCTCGAGCGCCGCCGCTTCGTGCTTGGCCCAGAGGTTCATGACGGAATTGGGGCCGGTCCCGGCCAGCACTACGGGCGCCCCGGCGTCGGTCTCGATCTTCTTGATGAAGTCGAGCATCGGGGGCGTCAGGCACGACGAATCGGTCTTGCCGGAGAGTTCCGGGAAGATGTAGTCGAGGAACGTCAGCGCGACGACGACATTCGGGGCGGGGCCGCCGTTGGCGACGATGGCCCGGTGTGCGAGCTTCGCGTCCCATCCGCCCACGCGCCGGGTCTTCTTGGTGACGGTGGTCTTCTCGGGCTTGATATATCCGCCCGACTTCGCTCCGAGGGCCTCCCACGTCGTCTCCTCGAAGAGCGGGCCAGACGGTCCTGCCACGCGGATCGGGTGTGTCCTCAGTACCACGTAGACGGTCGGCGGGCCCCCGATGGCAGCAACGCCCCACGGTGAGATCCCGACGGCCGCGAGAGCGTCGATCGCGGTGCAGTCGCAGGATGTGCACGTCGGATAGAAACCGGCGTGGAGTCCGAGTCCGTACCCCTGCACCCCCTCGACGATGATGTAGGCAGTCCCGGCTTCGAGCTGGCGGAGGAGCATCGCGGTCGTGTCGGCAGCGAAGACCCCATCATAGAGCTTTGCTGTCCGCATGATCCTCGACGCGCGAGCCGCCCCCACACCCTTCCCGGTCGAGCCGATCCGCCCGACGATTCCGGCTGTCGACTCGGTCGCGATCTCGTCGGCACCCATCACGGTTGTCTGAGAGTCGATGAAGAACCGGCCCCGGATGTCGTGTCCGCCGGCCGCGAGGGCCACGAGCTCGTCGTTCAGCACTCGCTCGTCGACCTCCGATCCCTTGGCGATGACACATCGCGCCCCGACGACCGCCCCGACGGGTACCGTCCTGAGTGCCCACGGCACCCCGGCGTCATCAAATGCCGTATGACCGGCATTGTGTCCGCCGACCCTGACGACGGTCGGGACGATACCTTTCTCGCCCGTCCTGGCCAGGTGCGCGACGATCGCGCCCTTCCCCTCAGAGCCGAACTGTCCTCCGACAACGATATCTATCATCCTTCTTTTTCCTTTCGGGCCTCGAGAGCCTCGATGATGAGCATCCTGGCGGCGACGGCCTTCGGGATGCCGGTCTTGCGGCACAGATCGAGGAATTCCCCCTCGACGGCCGCGTGTTGCTGGCTGAACCTGAATAGGATCGGGTTCCCGACGTCGTCGTCCGGCGGATCGGTGGCCTGTTTGTCGATGTTGGCGTCGATCACTTGGTGTCCTCCTTCATTGTGCGGGTCTTGATGATCAGATACTCGACGAACGTGATCCGCCGGCCGTCCTCGTCCTTCGGTTTCTCGATTCCGAAGTTCTCGACGCACCAGATATAGATCTCGTACAGGCTCTTCATGACTGTTCTCCTTGTCGTTTCTTGATTTGTTCGATCCGCTCTCTGTCACGCCGCGCGCTGGCCCGCTCCGACGTCGCGTCGAGCGGCGTCTTGAGCCACGGTGCCAGCTTCATCGTCTCGGCCGCTCGTTTCGCCACAGCCGGCGAGGTGATCACGGCGAGGGCCTCGATGCCGCCCTTCCGCCACGCGCGGTTGATCTCGTTGATCTTGGCAGCTGCCGCGTCCGAGGCCGCCGCGCGAGCTTCGAGCGCCGCGATGGCGTCCTCGTCATCGGAGAAGATAGACCAGTCGAGCTGTCGTGCGATCCCGACCGCCGCGCCCGCGTGGTGCTCCGCGAGTTCCATCTCTTCAACGCCCTTTGACATCCCGGAATGAATCCTCGCTTGGTCCTTCCGAGCGCGCCCCTCCGAGTGATGTCCGACGAGGATCGGCTGTCCGAACGGGATACTACCCGCGATTCGGTCGGCAGTTCCGAAACGAGCAGCAGCGCGAGTACGAGCCTTCTCGGCCCACTCCTCGCGCCGTTCCATCTTGGCCTCGAGTCGTTCGCGGTGCGTCACCGCGCACCAGCCTTACGGATACAAGCATTGCAGGTCACGGGCTTGTCGGTCTCGTCAAAGTACCGGACCGCCGCCATCCCAGTCCCACCGTTGAATCCCTGTCCGATCCTGGAAGTGCAGGCAACGCCGATCCACATCGAACCGCCAGCCGCGACGCGCTCGCCGGTCAGGTCGGCGATGCCGTAATGGACGAGGCCAGTCGGACTCATGACGGGGCGGAGTTCGCGGGTGCCGGCGGCGTTGCGTGTGGTCATATGTAAAATTTAATGCCGCTAAGCGCTCCTGTCAATCCTAGCCGCAGTATAATAAGCACTAGACCATGGGATAGTGATGTCACGTCGTTTTTTATTGTGCGAACCAGCCGAGCAGCGCTCCGGCGCCGATGGCCAGCACGACGAGTCGGATTCGATCACGGTCAGTCATGGCTGTCGACCTCCACCCATTTTCGAGGATCTGAGATGGTCTCGGTCAGTCCGATATCCGGGGATGACACTAGACCGACACTAGACCTACTATGCTACGGGATAGCCGCTGATACCTTGACAGCGAGGCTTAGCGGATCTAAATTTTACTTATGACACAGCAGCACATCGAATTCGACACGACCGAGTACGAGTTCTCCCACGGCAAGAAGCCCAGCGGACGCGGCTCGTGGGCGTTCTGCCCGTACGACAAGGCGCGTGGGAACGACTACCTGGACCACACGAAGTTCTTTCCGGTGTCGACGTTCGCCGAAGCCAAGAAGGCCGCCCGCGTATTCTTCGCCGGCAAAACCGACTTCCTGACGGTCTGCTCGTGAGCACCCGCAGCTGGTCTCCGCAACAGGGGCAGATCTTCTCCTGGTTCGAGTCCGGCGTCGGCAATCTCGTCGTCCGTGCCCGCGCCGGGACCGGCAAGACGACGACGATTCTCGAGGGGATCAACCGAGCGCCAGACGCGTCGATCCTCCTCGCGGCGTTCAACAAGCGGATCGCGGAGGAGCTGGTCTCAAAGCTCTCGAACCCGCGGGCAGAGGCGAAGACGCTCCACGCGGCCGGCTTCGGAATCATTCGCCGTTATTGGGAAAATACCCGGGTCGACAACGACCGGGACGCCGACCTCGCGGCGAAGGTCTGTGGACAGGTTCCCGACGCGATCCTCCGGCTCGTCGCGAAGCTCGCGGTCCGCGCGAAAGAGTCCCTTCCGTTCGGCACGCTCGACGAGATGATCACGCTGGCCGAAGCGATCGAATGCGTACCTGACGACGAGTGGGAAGACGACGGCTACGACGTGACCTACGTCGTCCAGAAGGCGCTCCAACAGATGTGCGCCTCGAAGGCGAAGGACGGACGCGTGTCGTTCGCCGACATGCTCTTCATCCCGGTCGCGAACGGTTGGGTCAAGCCGAAGTTCGACCTCGTCGTCATCGACGAAGCGCAGGACATGGGCGCGACCCAGCTCCTCCTCGCGCAGAAACTCAGCCGCTCCCGCGTCGTCGTGGTCGGAGACGACCGCCAGGCCATCTATGGATTCCGCGGCGCCGATTCCGGCTCCATCGACCGGATGAAGGTCGAGTTGAACGCGGTGGAGCTCGGGCTCACGATAACCTACCGATGCCCCCGCGTCGTCGTCGCCCACGCGGCGCGGCTCGTGCCGGACTACGTCGCGGCCGAGACCGCACCCGGGGGGACCATCTCGACGATCAAGACCGAGACCCTGACCGCCGCGGCCGGCGCTGGTGACTTCGTCCTGTCGCGGAAGAACGCGCCGTTGGCCGGCACATGCCTCGGCTTCCTCCGGGCCGGCAAGCGCGCTCGGATCGAGGGGCGTGACATCGGCGCCGGGCTCGTCGCGATCGTCCGCAAGCTGAAAGTGAAGAGTATTCCGGACTTCGTCGCGAAGCTCACCCGCTGGATGGACCGCGAGGTCGTCCGGGCGAAGGGGCGGAAGAACCCGGAGGCGCGAATCTCGCTCGTGACTGACCAGGCCGAGACGCTCCTCGCGATCGCCGAGGGGCTCGCCGGGGTTCCGGAGCTCCTGGCCCGGATCGGGGGGCTCTTCGTGGACACGAACGGCTCCGGCCACGCCGACGTCATCGTGTGCTCGTCGGTTCACAAGGCGAAGGGGCTCGAGGCCGATCGGGTCTTCGTCCTCCAGTCGACGCTCTATCCGCGCGGCAACCGCGAAGATCGCGAAGAGCAGAACATTGAATATGTGGCCGTGACCCGCGCCAAATCCGAGTTGGTGTGGGTGGTTTAATAGAGGAGACATGATGCAGTTTGTCCTGATCGATCTTTCGTCACTCATCTACCCGCTCTGGCACGTCTCGGCGAGCGACCCCGACCCGAACGCGACATCGACGAAAGCCGTCGCCCGCGTTCGCGCTCTCGCGACTGATCATCCACACGTCGCCATCTGTTGCGATTCGGGGCGCTCATTTCGAAAAGACATCGACCCGAATTACAAGGTGCAGCGTCCCGAGTCCGACGCGCGGCTACAGCATCAGATCGACCTCGCGCGAGAGATCCTCGTCAATGACGGCTTCCCGGTCTGGACCGCGAAAGGGTTCGAGGCTGATGACCTGATCGCGACTGCGACCCGCAAGGCGCTAGAGCTCGACGGCATCGAGGTGCTCGTCGTGTCGTCGGACAAAGATCTTCTGCAGCTCGTCGGGCCGCGCGTTTCACAGAAGTCACTCACGACGGGAGTGGTCTACGATGAGACCGGCGTGATCGCGAAGCACGGTGTCAAGGCCGAACAGATGTGTGACTACCTCTCGCTCGTGGGTGATGCAAGCGATAACGTGAAAGGCGCGAAGGGCATCGGACCGAAAGGCGCGGCTTCGCTTCTCTTCAAGTTCGGCGACATCGAGACGCTCTATACGAAGCTCGCCGAGGCGAAGAGCCCACAAGATCTCGGATTGAAACCGAGTGAAGCCGCGTCGCTCGAGGAGTTCACGACGCGTCGCGAAACCGTCCGATCTCTGATCGCGCTGCGGACCGACGTGGATATCCCGTTCGACGAGATCCTAAAAGAGCGCGTCCCGAAGGACGCAGAGATGGAGATGGAGGAACCGATGACGATGACGGATGAGACGTTCGAGATGTTCCGCGAAGCCAGCGCGCCCGTCGGCGCGTCAGAGGGAGGGGTCCCGAATCGACTCCAGCCTCCCGCCATCACGCACACCGAGCAGCACGTCGAAGCCCAGCCCGACGGCAAGGCGACCGTGACCGAGGTGAAGGTCGAGACCACGCCGCGCTCGCTCCTGGATGACGTGGTCGAAGCGACGCCAAAGGAGTGGGAGAAGCAGCTCGAGCCGCGGTCCATGCGGGATGCTCAGGTGCTCGCAGAGAACCTCTTCAAGAGCCGGCTCTTCAGCGCTTACGCCACGGCGCCGGGTGTGCTCGCTGTGATCCTCGCGGGCCGCGAGCTCGGGCTCCAGGCGATGGCGTCGCTCCGAGCGTTCCACGTGATCGACGGCAAGCCGTGCCTCGAGGCGACGTTCATCCGCGCGCTAGTAATGAAGTCGAAGCTCGCGAAGTATTTCCGATGCACCGAGCGGACCGCGACGCGCGCGACGTTCGAAACGCAGCGCGGCGATGATCCGCCGGTGTCGCTCACGTTCACGATCGAAGAGGGGCGGACCGCGTTCGGCGACCGTGACGAGAAGTCGTGGCTGAAGAGCGGATGGGGTCGCAACAGCGCGGATATGTGCGTCGCTCGCGCCAGCACGAAGCTCGCAAGATTGGTTTATCCCGAAGTGACGTTCGGATTGTATGCCGTCGAAGAATTCGACGAGCGATAGGAGAGAAGATGTTCGAGGCGAACAAGGAATACGAGGTCGAGATCGACGGTGTCGCGTTCATCGAGAGCGCCGCGAAGCGGACGCCTGGGCTGGAATTCCGACTCGTCCATGAAACCGCAGGAGTGATGATCCACACGATCTACATAACACCGAAGACGCGGGAGCGCGCGTGGGAGACGCTTCGCGGGTTCGGCATCTCATCGTCCGATCTGAAGAGCGCCGCGTTCTGGGACAACCCGGAGCCGTTCTTCGACGGCAAATCGGCCAGCATCACGACGAAGCTCGACACATATAAGCAACGAGACCGCATCATCGTCGAGTGGTTCAACCCGATCGGCGCGGGCTGGCGTGCGAAGCCAGCGACGCACGAGACTGCCGTCGACGTCGCGTCGCTTTTCTCTGCGTTCGAGGATGTCAAGACCGACGATGACGACGTGCCGTTCTGATCATGAAGATCCCATACCAGTTCACGCCGTCGCTCGTCGCCGCGCGATCGAAATCTGAGAAGGACAACGCTCCGAATCTTGTCGATCTGAAGCTGGAACGGCGCGACGGAAAAGGCTTTCTGTCGGCCACGAACGGTCATATCGCGATCGTCGTCGAGGTTGACGATCTCGAAGACGAGGACGTTGCCGGAACCCTTCCGGCCGGGGTGATCACTGCCGCAGAAGATGGCGCGAGCGTGGACGAAAACGGCGTCTTCTTCTGTCCACATATCACGGCCGGGGTCGGAGACGTTGTGGTCGAACTCGAAGAGCAGCCTGGTTGCCGGACGATGATTGCAAAACGTACCGACGCCGACCTCTTCCCGGATGTCGCTGGTGCGATTCGCAGTATTCAGCGCGAGAATGTCGTTGCTCGCGTCGCCATCAACGTAAAATTACTCTCACGGCTCTCAAAAGCGATCGGTACGGACGCCGTGGTACTCTGCCTTCGAGACATGGACGGAAAACGCGGCATCGAGGTGATACCACATAGCAACGCACCATCAGCGAAGAAGGTGTCGGCTATCCTGATGCCGCGACGGGACGACGAGAACGCGTCTGGAGACGAGTCATGAGAATCACCGCCGAGCAGGCCCGCGACTTCGAGGCGCGCGGGCTCATCCCCCCGCAGCCGAAGCGCAAGCCGCCACACGTCCCCGGCGTGATGAACAAGACGGAAGCGGCGTGGGCGAATCAGCTTGAAGCGCGGAGAAAGGTCGGCGAAATCCTCTCGTGGCGCTTCGAGGGCTTGACGCTGAAGCTCGCTCCGGGGCTCCGCTACACGCCGGACTTCGAGGTCGTGATGCCGACGGGGCTGATTCAGTTCCACGAGACGAAGGGCGGCTACGCGCGCGAGGACGCAATCGTGAAGCTGAAGACGGCGGCGGTCATCTTCCCGGAGTTCCGATTCTTCCTCTGTCGCCGCATCCGGACGGAGTGGATTGTCGAGGAGATTCGCAGTGTCTGACCGCTACACGTCCCCCGAAACCTCGAAGCTTCTGGCGGAGGCGTTTACGGACCGCGACTCTCGCGACTTCTCGTCATCTGGCGCGTGGTGGAGGCATCTAAATCTGAAGCCGCCGACGCTCGTCACCGGAACTGTTGAACGGCCGCGCACCTTCGAGTGGGATACGGCCGGTGCGGATATGCACGCCGTCCGCGCCCTCGACCTCACGGACGTGCTCCACGAGATGACCCGTCCACGGCCCGAGGAGAAGGACGCGAGGCCGCTGTGCGAGACGTGGTTTCTGTGCCCGTCGTGGGTGTTGACCATCGGCGAAGAGGACGGAGGTGTGCGGAAGTACATCCTGCCGTGGCGGCTCGAAGGCTACGAATTCAGCGTCGGAGATCACGGCAAGCCGACTAGTCGTCAGGCGTTGGCCGACTCTCCCGTCGAAGCCGCCGCCCTCGTGCTACTTGCCATCCTGAAGGAGCGGAAGCCATGAGGGACCAAATACTCGAAGTCCTCTGGTGCGATTGTCTCCCCGCGTGCGAGCGAGCCACGATCCTCTTGGGTGCGGCTTACGACGCATTCTTTGCAATGTATCGCGTGGTTGAGTCAGAGATGTCTACGATGGTGTGGCAATGGGTTGTCCTCCTGAAGGAGCGGAAGTGAAGCGGCGCTGCGAGGTGTGCATGGAGGCCCCGGCGGTGTGGGATCGCATGTGCGGCCGGTGTCTCAATGAGTACGACAAACAAGATGGCGAGGCGCAGCAGATCCAATACATCGCCCGTCGCGCCCGTCGCTTCGAGCGGGCACGGGCGAAAGGAAGGAAGTGATGCTGATCGGGGAATGCCCTAAATGTGATGCGCTTTTCGATGGGCGCGGTCTGTCAAATGAGTCGAAGGCGCAGATAGTTGATGGCACCCACCCCGGCACGCTGTGCCCGGCATGCAAAGAGAAGGGCTACGCGGTGGTCGGCGTGGTCAGGTTTCGGTATGAGGCAGACGGAGTGAAGCCATGAGCGAACTGGATCTCGACGCGATCGAAGCGAGGGCGAAGGCGGCGACGCCGGGACCGTGGAATTACGAGCACGACACGGAGTTAGAGAAGGGGTGCCGGTGCGGCTCGTGCCTGGAACCGATTGACGGCAGGATGATCGTGGAGTCGCGGAAGCACGACATGGTCGCGGTCGCCGACGCGCGTTTCATCGCCCACGCCCGCGAGGACGTTCCCGCCCTCATCGCCGAACTCCGCAAGCTGCGCGAGGAGAACGCGAGGCTGGAGGAACGTGACGTGAAGATGACTATCGCACTGACCGGCCTACTGAGATTCCACGACAAATGTGGCATGGAATCGAGCTACGGCGTCTACGCACGCGAGGTGCTTGAAGGGCTGCCCGCCGCGCCGGAGGTGAACGAAGACGACGAAGACGCCTGCCGACTGGACCAAGCAGACATGCCGGGAGGATTCCCGTGAAGTATCTGAACGAGGACGCGATTCTCGCCACGATCGACAACTCGAACAACCCGATGGAGGGCGTCCGCATTCTCGTCAACGGCATTAAGGATCTGCGCGCCGAGCGCGACGCCCTCGCGAAGAGGGTCGAGGAGCTGGAGAGCTGGATCATCTGGTGTAGCAAGGCGAGCTTCCCGCTCGGGGCATTGAGCGACAAGGCAGGAGAGATCACCGCCACCCGGCGCGCGGGGCGGGAGAAGACGTGAGCGAGCTGACCGAACAGCAGCGCGAGTGGGAGCACATCGGCGAGAACGCTCCACGCTGGCGCGACATCCTGAAGCTCTGCGACGAGGTCGAAGAACTGGAGAACCGGCTCAACGCGCCTCTCGGTCTCGACGAGTGGGTCGTCGCCACGCGCCGGATGCTAGACGAGGTCTACCCGGCGAGCGTCTTCACTGGCGTCTCCGGTGACGCGGGCCCGCGAGCCATCGTCGTCATCCGCAAGGCGCTGGCCGATGTGGACGCGATTCTCGGGGAGGTGCGGGGATGAGGTGGAACCCCGACCTCTGCCGTCGCGGCCACCGTCTCACCGTCCTCAACACCTACCAGCGCCCCGGCGGTCCGCGCGAGTGCCGCGAGTGCCGCAAGGAACGCCACCGGCATCAGTGGCTCACGCGCGACACGAGACCGAAGCGCGTCGTCAAGCCGCGCGCAGAGCGGAATGTCGAGCGGGTCGTCGTGTCCTGGCCATCGTTTGAGGACACGCCTATCGGAATGGATGGGACGTGGTATACTGGTTGAGAGGACGCGGAATGTCATATCGCGGAATGTCGTATCACTATACTAAAACTATCCCTACTATGCTACGGGATAGTCGATCGACCATTGACAGCGAGGCTTAGCGGCATTAAATTTATAGTATGACAAATTTCACTCTCCAGACTGGCTCTCACAACTACCCGACCCCGACATCTCGCGTCGCGGCCCCGGTCGCCTCCGAGCGGACCACGAGTACCTACTACCTGCCCTCGGGCGAGCCGATCCAGGTTGCCGACGACCTCTCGCGCGGACAGCTCTTCGTGAGCTTCCAGCTCGTCTCCGGCAAGATCGTCAAGGCGCGGCGCGCCTCGGTCCGGCCGACCGTCCGGGTCGACGCCGTCGTCCCGTCCCGCGCGACGCTCCTCGGACACGGCGGGTACTGAGTCATGCGCGCCACGCTCGAAGCCAAGATCGCCGCCGAACTCGCCTCCCTCGAGGAGACGTTCACCCTCTGGCCCGACAAGGCGCGGCTGCGCCGGATCGACAACGTGCGCCAGATGCGTGCCCAGCTCGCCGATACCTGCCGGTGCGGCGAGGAGAGCACGGACCGGG